TGCCGACGTTGCCTGCATACGCTGCATATCTGAAGTCTGCTGTGCGGTACCGAGGTTACCAAGGTTCTGAGCTGCCGAGTTAGCCGCCTGATAACCCTGTAGACCAAGGTTAGCCCCGAACTGACGGGACTGTTCAGCTTGCTTCTGGGCATCCATATCATACTGCTGGTTAGCCAGCTGGGCCTGCATATTCTGGCCTGAACCAAGCCGCTGGGTGTCGAGATTAGCCTGAAGGTTCTGGTTACCGACATTGTAGCCCATAGTCTGGTTAGCCAGAGCAGCCTGTAGGGCCTGTTGCTGGTTAAGCCCCTGCTGTTGGAGCTGAGCAGCTTGGTTCTGAACGTTAGACTGCTGCCGATTATTAAGGTTAGCCAGTGCGGTCTGCATACCAGTGGTGGTACGAAGGTTCTGAGTCTGTAGGTTAGCAGCAAGGTTCTGCTGCCCCGTGGTAAGACCCGACTGCTGGTTAGCCAGAGCCGCCTGAAGCGCCTGAGCAGAGCCAAGACCCTGAGTCTGTAGGTTAGCAGCAAGGTTCTGCTGGGCTGTAGTGAGGCCCGCCTGCTGGTTAGCTCTCTGGGCGTCCATCTGCTGGCCCGAACCCAGTTGCTGGATACCAAGTCGCGCTGCGAGGTTCTGCTGGTTTGCCCCCTGCTGCATCTGCTGCTGTGTATTGAACTGCTGCTGGGCGTTTTGGAAGGCGTTCTGAGACCCGGTGGCCTGAATCTGCCCCATCTGCTGCCCAAGGTTACGCTCACGCTCCGTGCCAGCAAGCAACTGCCTTGCGCCGCCGTAAGTACCCTGACGCGACGCACCAAGATTACCGGCAAGTTGACCTATCTTGGCATCACGAACTGCCTGTTGCTTCTGAACGTCAACAACGTTCTGCATATAGGGCGACATATACTGCTGAACTTGGGCGCTATCGAACTTATCCGGGCCAGCCATCTGGTAGTCTTGGAGCTGGGGAGCAGATATGTCTTTCGGCCCCTGCATCTGGTAGTTCTGGAGTTGGGAAGCAGATACGTCTTTCGGCCCCTGCATCTGGTAGTCTTGCAGCTGTGGGTTGTAGTCAGTCTGGGCAGCCTGCATCTGGGGCGCATTATACTGCTGCGCAGTAACGTCCTGAGGACCCCGCATCTGGTAGTTTTGGAGCCGGGGTCCCTGAACCTGATTGGAACTAAACTGCCCCTGCTGAAAGTTCTGACCGGCATTTAGCGCCCCAATGCCAGCCTGCGTAGCTATATTAGACGCAGTGCCGTACTGATCCGGCCTCTGCATATTTATCGCCATACCTTGGGCTTGCTTCTGGGCGTCAGTGAACCCGGCGATACGCTGGCCTTCGTAGGGGGTATACTCGCGGTTAGACTCCGCCTGCGCACGCGAGGCAATATCCGTTACATACGGCTGCAAATATGCAGGCAGGTTGGTAGTAGTCTGTTCTACCTTCTGTACTTGGTTTGCACCGCTGCTGCCGCCGCCCATATTAAGCTCCTAACCCTGAATCCGCGATGGGCAGCTCATAAGTCTGCCACAAAGGTTTATATCCATCTTTTTGGAAAATCTTGCTCCAGCCCAGTCGGCCAGAGGACTCAATACCATCGCAGTGGTTGTCGAACGCCCAGTGTTGCAGGACACGTAGCATCCCGTCTTTCCACTGCTCCAAGTCGTCCCCACTAGTGAAAACTAAATCCAAGCACTTCTTCTTCGGGTAGTGTTTGAACGTTGTAATCACTACCCCCTTTATCTCTTTGTTTTCGTTAAAAGAAACCCACAGATCGTGGTCGTACTGCATGACTGCGTTTTTAATGTCTTCAGCGTCAAAGCGCCCGTAAGTGTACTCAGCGGCACGGGCCATATAGCCTTCTATCTGGGGCCATACTTCGGGTACATGGTCAAACGGGACTAGCGAAGACTTCATGCGAGCGCAGCTCTTTTCAAATCTGCTTTGTACTGTTCCAAGGACTCGTCCCAAGTAAAGAAGTGCCTGACTTCCATACTGACACTACGCATATATTCGATACCCCGGGTGAGGGATATCATGAACAGCAGAAGCTCCATGTACCAGCCACGCAGCACATAGGAGAAAACTTGATCGTTTTCGCCGCCCTTTTCTAGCTTGTTAGCGTCCAGCCATGCGTTAATACCTGTGATTATGACCGGTACTAGCTTCTGCTTATGGGCCTCGAAGAACGGATTAAACGGTAGGACTGTAAGGACGTTGAACAATACACGGATAACATGCTCATCTTCGATAGGCTTGTCTTTGTCGATCAGGTCGTCAAATAGTTCGCAGGTGTCTGAAAACAACCAGAAAAACTGAATAGCCGCAGGATCAGCAACCCATCTTTGTAGGTGTGTATCCCGGACAACCCTCCACTCTGGCGAATCCATCTGCAAGTCCAAGACTACCTACCTCCTAAGAGTGCTTTGAGACCCGTGTCCTGACCGCGCTTGGCAAACTGCCTAGCATCATGGGCCTTTGCCATCAGGGCATAAAGCCTATCGGAGCCCTTTTTGGGGTTCCCTTTACCAAGACGCTGGACCGCTTTGGGGTCAAACTTGACTTCATCCCGGGCAACCCGGGCTTCTTGCCTACCACCAATGTTGGCACGGATTGAGTCGCTGACACCGTCGCCGGGGCCCTTAATGGACTTGCCACCAAACCTAGCCAGAAGGTCCTGACCAGCGCCACTGGAGCCGTTACCCAGTTCAGACACCGTACGGGCGTCAACCACGAAGGAGCCGTCTTTGAGGCTCACGCCGCCAGCAGCCATGGAGGGATAGGGTAAAGTCTCTATCGGCTTATCTTCTTTAGGGTCGTAAGGTTTTACATTAGGGACAGGGTTAACGACATCAAAGTACTGGAACTCAGACGAGTCGTTGGGGTCCCGGTCTTTAGGGAACCGAACCTTGCGGGGGGCGGGCGTATAGGGGCCCTTGTAGGGGTACTTATCTGGTTCCTCAGGCATTGCCTTTGGCGCTGAAGGCTGCACAGCGCCGAGAACACTAGCACCAAGCCCGCCAATCTGCGTCATAGAAAGACCATCACCAAGGGCCGTTAAACCCGCTTTGGTACCCAGCTGTCCAAGCCCGGCCAGAGCGTTTGAAGCATTAGCACCAAAAGTGGTACCAAGACCGGCGAGCCCAGCGGGGGCGGCAATAGTAGGGGCAACGGCGGCAACGGTAGGGGCAACGGCGGCAACGGTAGGGGCAACGGCGGCACTCAAGCCCGCAGCACCAGCACCAGATGTGTTTGCTAGAGCCGCCATTGTAGCATTCATGCCAGTTGAAGTGACCGGAGCAAGGGCACCTATCCCGCTAAGCGTACTACCCAGACCAGCACCACCAAAGGCTCCAAGGCCAGCCATAAGGCCCGCTCCTAGGTCTTTCTTAGCTATACCGGTAACCGCCCCTACCGCTGCCGCCGTAATCCAAGGCGGAATACCTACGAAACTACCAGCAATACCGGCAATAACGGGCAGCAGGCTGCTGAGCCAACCCGCCTCTGCTAGACCTGTATGGGGGTTAATTGTCAGGGACCCACCGGTAGCTCGGGCAAGGGCTTGCAGACCGCCGACTTCGCCGGGGGTCATGTGGACCAGCATAGAGTCGTCGCCGCGCCCTTGGGCCTGAAGATGCTGAGCTGCTGCGTGCATAGCGGGGTTATCCCTAATTCCAAGGCGTTACGGGTGTTATAGTACTAAACAGGCTAAAACCAAAGGCTAACCGTTACGCCAGTTAGTGCCGTCTGAAAAAACAGGTAGAAAAATAGAACCCCCACCAGTAACCACAGCCCTGAAAACAGGGGCCGCAGCAGCGTCCGTCACGAAAGTCCTAGCCCCCTTATAGTCGGTGGCAGCCGGTAGGTCCGCAACGACAGAATAGCCAATATTGTAGAAGTATTTAGCCGCGTAAGACTGTGCCTGATTTGGCGTCTGAGAGTCTAGCTGGTTAAAGTAAAGCTCTATAACTCGGACTAATTGTCGCACGTACTGGGCGTCATAGCCCTGCGGGGGGTTTGGTAGGGGGGAGTGCTTGAAGCCAACTAGAGCCATTACCGCTTGCCATCTGGACGGGCATCGAGACGTACAGCACCCAGTTGCCACTGGACCCCCAGATCAGCCGAACTGACCTTAAGCGCCAACTGACGACCCCGGGCACGGACAAAGACCTGCCCCGTATACACACCAACCGAAGTCTCGATCACCGGCTGGGAGTCCGACGCACCACCCGTGAACGCCGAACCCGGGAAGTTACGGGGGCGTATTGTAAGCGTAGCCTCTGGCTCAGCCGCCGTGGAACCTGCGAAGTCGATGTCAGGTATAAGGCGTCTGGTGAGCATGAACTGCTCCCCGTCTTCGATATCGAAGTCGTTGGACTGGATAGAGCTTGCCATCGCTGCATCGTCGTCGTTGACCCCGGACTCGTGGTTATACAGGTAACCGGGAGCGCCTATAGAACCTGTAATCGTAGTAGTGATAACCGTCTGGGACGGGCTTATCTCGTAAGTACCGGTACTGCCCGTAGTGCCAGTGATCTGCCCAACGACGTAAGTATCCGTGTAAGTACCCGCCGACAGACCAGCCCCGGTAAGGATCATGCCAACCTGTATGGTCCCGGTCACAGCCGTGACGGTCATCGTGGTAGTGGTAATAGACCCAGTGATCGTCGCTGTGGTTGGGTCTTGAGCCGTATCCATTGCCTGCGGATAGAGCCGAAGCGGCGTGTCCAGCCAAGCTGTGCGTTGGATTGTGCCGTAGTACCAAATCTGGTCTGCGTAATTATAGATTACGTACTTGTCGTTCCAGTTAGAATCCTCGCTGGGGTACATCCACCAGACTTCGTTCCACTGCTCATTTGTACCACAGACAATCTGGTCCGACTGAGTATAGTTAATGTTCTCGAACACGTGGTTACGCAGGGTACAGGCTAGCGTTTCGATACGACCCGTGTACGCATAAAACTTATCTTGGCCCATCCAGTACGTAACACTCGCCGCGCTTATGGTGGCACGGGGCGAGATAATAGAGATGTTGTCTGCGTATTCCTGCAAACTGAACACGTCGGTAGTACCGGTAAACTGTAAGGTATAGAGGTGGGTATCTGTCCAAACCAAGATTTCTTGCCGTGTTGGTAGGGCGCAAACGATCCGGGAGCCACGAGATACCCGCAGGAAACCAGCCGAGGTTGTACTGTCAATTTCCCATTGACCGGGCTCGTCTTGACTCGACCAGCGGATAAGAAGCGGATCAAAGTCGTTGGGGTCAGTGAGACCGTAAGGTACAGCGCCAAAAGCGATAGTATGCCTATCCTGCTGCGACACAAGAAGCTGCATAACTTTAACGGGGACGTAGGTGGGATCAAAACCATCAGCCGTAGCGACAGCCTGCAAGGTAGTAGCCCGGGTAGCCAGTGACGCAGTCGGGTCCGTAGCAGCGCCGCGAGCCCAGTAATAGGGAGCACCATTACGGATGTTCATAATAAGGTCGTTGTCGAGGTTATTAAACCACCAGTCCTGCTGCGGGTCATACACCGCGCCAGTGGTAGACCCCAGACCCCAAGTATCACGACCCCAATTACCAGCACCCCAACCGTAACCGGCAGTGACTGTTGCATTACCGGGTTCGATCTCAAAGCTGACAGTAATAGACGTTCCGCCACCCGCTGCCGCAGTAGAAGTAGCAGCTGTTGTAACCGAGAAATAGAACGCAGTTGCGGAGGTAACTACGATCTCGTGGTTAGCGTTAATCTCAGCGTTGGGCACACCACCAACAACGCCTGTAACCCCGGCAATAGTTACGTAGGACCCGGTAATTGCGTTATGCGAAGTACCAAGGTTAATGGTGATTTTCCTAGACCCAGACACCGTAGCCACGCAGTTATTCGTGTTGGGGTTCGACAGTGTAGGAGTAGTTGTGCGCAGTGGGGTGATGTCGTAGAAAATACCACCGGCCTCGATATAGACCTTCTTCTGTGTCCCAAGAGCCAGAAAGTCATCGGAGTAAGTAGTAATCCAAGCCCACATCTGGCGAGCCACACCGACAAAGGTATTGGTTGTCTGTTTTACCCAACCACCAAGCTTCTGGGGATAGCCCGAGCGGAAGCGTATCTTCTCGCTCTCGTACCAACCACCCTCACCGGAGTAGTCGGTCTGATCTCGGTTAATACCGGGTCGGAACTGAAGTTTGATAAAGGGCATGGGGTTACTTCTTCAGTTGTTCGAGCAGCATGACGCGGACGTGTAAGTCATTGATTTCGCCCTGAAGAGCGTCTTTCATAACAGCCCGACGTTCAGCCGATAGCGGGCTATCCGTGGGGATGCCTTCCTTGGTGATTAGGGCGGGCATGGAGCTCTCGATCTTAATCAACCGCTCATTGGTCGA